ATCAACTCCAGCGCGTTTTAAACGCTGTCGTATAATACCGCCTGCACCTTTTTGTAAAAAGATGTTTGCGCTTGGCTCAATACAGATACCTCGGTCAACCAAAGCCGTCTTCGGAACCGTTGTAAAACGATTTCCTCGGACTAACTCCAGATGAAGTCCTCTTGGACCCACGACTACACCATGCCGCCACCAAGCAGTACGCTCGATGAATGGCAAAAGGGGTTCTAACCCCGGTGTGCAGTGGAACTGACTGGATATTTTATCGGGTATGGTTGTAACCTTACCACGATCCAAGTAGGTCGAGCCTGGTCCGAAAGAGCCTTGCAGCTCCTCGGGCAAAGGGCCCAACGTTTTCGCTATCCAATTTTTCGCGCGATAAAGTAATTCTATCGCACGCATATCCACTTCTTCCAGATTATGGTTGTTGAGGATACGTTGGAAACGCACGTTGGTTTTAGCGCAAGCCTGTTCTGCCTTATAAAACAGTTCAAGCGAGCGCGCCTTTCTCTCCTTACCGCTAATAACACTCTCTAAGCGACACTTCCGGAGAAACTCCGTCAGCATATTGTCACGTCGATAATGGTCAGCGTTCTGGTAGAGGGCCGGGTCCGTTCTCAGATTGAGTAACTGCCCTAACTCACCATGCTTCAACAGTAATGAAACCGTCAAAGCACGGCTGGTTCCCACGCTACGGCACAGAGCCTGTAGCACTTCCTCCAGACCATGGATGGAAGCTGTAGTCTTCATCGGAAAGCCTTTCTTATTGGTTAGCTTTGCAACTCGCGCAAGCTGGGCCCTTTTGGGGCCTAGCTATTAGCGAGGAGCGTAGCCACCACCAATCGAGGAGACAATCAATGAATGACTTGCGGTCCGCAGAGCCACCCTAAGATAATCCTCGGCCAACGCCGATGGCATCGTCAGGGGCATGACTGCTTCAAGCTTCATCGGTACACGACTCATGACCGTTTGGCCAGAGGAGTCGTCCACATAGAAAGCGTTGAAGGTCAAGATGCTGCGGCGACCCTTCTTGTCTTGCGTATTACGCGAATCCAAGGAGAGAGTCGTTTGAATTGCCGGCGCCTTATCGACGTCAGCAACCCGCCACAAAGCAGGAACCCCGTCACCGGCAGCGCCGGTAATAGGAGCGAAGGTCACGTCCTCGTTCGCAAGGTTTTTGACCACCACACTAGCCATTGTAGGCATAACTAATTTCCTTACGGGCCATAAAGGCACCATCAAAACTAACCGTTTAAGTTTGGGCAAACGCCCGTTCTTGTGACGAAGTCTCTATCGAAGCTTCATCTGCTGTGTAAACAGTGCCAAAGAGGTTACTGCTTTCCACGCATCAAACTGCGGTCTTCGAACTCTACCCATCAGGCTCGGAAGCGGTAATGACGTCGGTACCTTACGCTCGAAGAATCTCCCCTCGAAAGAGGAAATACCTTCAAGATAAAGAGTACCGATATCAGTAACCACTTCTCCGCCATCGAATGTCTGTCCGATTACGCTTCGCTGCATAGTGATTCGCGGACTAACAATCTCGCAACCTACCTCGTTTGTTAACGAGTTAAGGAATTTACCGACCGGAATGAACCAGTCGACAACGAAACTGAAAGGAACCGCATCCCACGCTACTGCGGCTGGATTGATAAGACCCAGCTGGTTGGCAAGGAACAACTGAGGGTTTGTGACCCTTAGAGTCCCAGCGATTCGGACGCTCTCTATTTGAGACGCCGAACCGCGGTACACAGGCAGAGTTAGGTTTCTACCCGTCGCACTCCCACGAATGGGTGCACTCGGAAAGTCCCGCTGGAGTATCTCAATAGAGTCGTGTATATCCTTAATTAGAGGAGTCCACCCGAAATTGAGCTCTAACCAGCTATTGGCGACATTGTTTACCACCCCGTTTCTACTAAGCCTTTTGAGCCTAGGATCGGCGGGATGAATCGACAAGTCACGCACCAGACCAGGAATGTTAAAAGACCGAAGGTGGCGCCAAGCACTCCCAAGCTGTTTGCAACGAGTTGCAATCATCTCAAGAGACTTACCGCCCTCCATAAGGTTCAATAACCACCCAGTCTTGTCACCCACCTTCTTCATAAACCTATCATATGCTTTCGCATACAGATAGTCGTACTCAGAACGCTCACCAAGGTCCACTAAGTTATTCCCAATCGCATATGCATTGCTGCACACGCGCTGGTGTAACAAAGGGTCCACAGTAGGCGCCCAATTGTACGTGTTGAAGGTATGCAGAAACGCCAAGGGCCTCTTGTAAGGCTTTCCCTGACGGAACCACACTTTCCTCCCACTCCGTCCATTTAGATATATTGCTATATCGTTCCTGGACTCGATAAGAGGGCCTGTTATCACGAGTCAAGCTCCGTATCCCGCCTCCGTTGGACATACTCTGCCATATCGGCAAGCCAATGCTCCAGATCACGTAGACTCTTATAGAAGTAACTCTCGTATTCGCCATCACTGGCAAATTCATTGAGTCGTTCTCGAAGAGACTCGTCATCAAGGTGCTGAGGCATGATCCGAATTTTATCAGGCATTGTAGTTCTCCTAGGGCATTGGGATATAAGCAAGTCAAGTGAAACCGCCAACAGTCGCTTTGGTCACTAGACCTTTGACGACAGAGAGACAAGCCCACCCGGAAAAACCGGG